ATGGATAACTTAAATATCACCTACGTTCCAATTTCGGAACTGAAATCGGCTGAATACAATCCGCGCAAATGGAGTCCGGAGGCAACAGAACAATTAACTGAAAGTATCAAAAGATTTGGGTTTGTTGATCCGGTCATTGTTAATTCTGCTGATAACCGGAAAAATGTCATTATCGGTGGGCATTTCCGTTTAAAAGTGGCTGTTAGTCTTGGATATAAACAGGCTCCAGTGATTTATCTTAATTTCCCCGATATTAACAAAGAAAAAGAATTAAACTTGCGGTTGAACAAAAACGTCGGAGAATTTGATTGGAACCTTCTTGCAAAATTTGACGAGTCTTTCCTTTCAGACGTCGGGTTCACCAGCGATGAATTGGATAACATTTTCCAAATGGATGAAACTCCAGAAGCATTTGATCTAGAAAAAGAGCTTCGTAAGCTCGACATCCAACAAATAACTGTCAAAAAGGGAGGGGTATATCAATTAGGTGGTTCTAAGGTTATGTGTGGCGATTCCACGATTGAATCAGACATTCTTAAACTTATGGACGGTGAGAAAGCTGACATGTGCTTTACTGACCCACCATATATTCTAGATTATTTACATGGCAAGAAAAAACATGGAAATGCAATTACTGGCTTTGGAGCAAAACGAGATCGAAGATATTTAGAAACTGACGTCCTCCCCCCTAACTTTACTGAACTATGGATGAAAAATGTTTCAGAAATTCAAAAAGAACATTTCTCGATTATTGTTTATGAAAATTGGAAGAATCTCAGGACTATTTGGGGGGCGATCGAGCAGCATTGGAAAGTCAAAAACATGATCGTTTGGCATTTGCCCAATCGTCATCAAGGATTCGCAGCTAAATACAAGTTTTTCTCCAAACACGACATAGCGATGGTTGCTGCCTCGCCGAATGTAGACATCGAATTTAACATGGAAGCGGAAGAAGATGGCCTGCAGGAAGAATATGAAACCGCCCTTTATGCTATAAGCGGCAAACCTCACTGGGAAGGCTACGAGCGGGGCAAAAAAAATCAGCCTACAGATTTTATTGAATTTAATGCTTCTGACGAAAAACATTCTGGACAGGGGGTAGTATTCGGTACCAAGCCTTTGGAAATTTTGACCCCGTATATAAAAGTCCTCACGAAGCGCGCCGATTTAATCATAGAACCCTTTGGTGGTTCTGGTAGTACTTTAATAGCTGCCGAGAAGCTAAAACGGCGATGCTATGTGATGGAAAAATCACCAGTTTACTGCGAAGTGATTAAGAAACGATGGGAGAAATTGACCGGAAAGGAGGCTAAACCAATTATATGAGCAACAAAATTATTCAACGTCAAAATAAGGAAAGAGAATTATTGCTAGAGCTATTAAAGAAAACTCCAATTGTTCAGGTTGTTTGTGAGAAGGTTGGAGTTGGACGCGCCACTTATTATCGTTGGCGAAAGGATGATCCTAAATTTGCTGAAGATGCAGATACAGCCTTAGAAGATGGGAACAAACTTATAAATGATATGGCTGAGTCACAGCTTATGTCAGCTATTCGCGATAAGAATATGACAGCCATCATCTATTGGTTAAACCACCACCATCCGGCATACGCAACCAAAATGGAAATAACCGCAAAGTTAAAGAACGAAAACGAAAGGTTAACGCCAGAACAAGAAACATTAGTTATTAAAGCCTTGAAATTGGCATCTGTTATTACAGGTAGCCTACCTGAAAATATTGAAAGTCAAAAAACATGAATATCCAAACACTTACTACAGACGAGTTAATTCAGATTAAAAGAAAACGATCTGTCCGTCGAATATTGGCTAGAAAGAGTCACTTTTGGTTTTTCTCAATATATCTTAGTCACTATATGACATACCCTTTTGCCTCCTTTCATCACGAAATGTTTTCTATTACTGAAGGCGAAGAATTAAAAATAGCTGCATTAATAGCGTTTCGTGGTTCGGGGAAGTCAACCTTGATGAGCCTCTCCTATCCTATTTGGGCAGTAGTAGGTAAACTGCACAAGAAATTCGTTTTAATCATCAATCAGACGCAAACACAGGCAAGACTTAGTCTTACTAATATTAAGCATGAACTCGAATATAACGATCTTCTCAAAGCTGATATTGGCCCTTTTGAGGAAGTTAGTGACGAATGGGGTGCCACGTCAATTGTTTTATCAAATTTTGGCGCAAGGATTGCTATTGCCTCAACTGAACAAAGTATTCGAGGAGTACGACACGGCCAATATCGTCCAGATCTAGTCATTTGTGACGATGTTGAAGATTTGGAGTTAGTCAAAACAAAAGAAAACAGAGATAAACTTTGGGGATGGTTGATGGGCGAAGTAATTCCTATTGGTGATGAAAGCACCAAATATATATTTGTGGGCAACATGCTCCATGAAGATTCATTGATGATGCGTCTTAAACAGAATATTTTAGCCGGCCCGATGGATGGGGAATATAAAGAGTATCCTCTGCTTGATGACGATAATAAGTGTTTATGGCCTGGTAAATTCCCAAGTTGGAAAGAAATTGAAATGCTTAGAAGGAAAGTCGCCAATGAAAGCGCATGGTATCGAGAATATCTATTAAAGATCATTTCTGACGAAGACCGTATTATCCGCAGAAACGATATCCATTACTACGACGATCTTCCAGATCCTCAAAAATTTCCTCCGAGACTAATTGCTGTTGGGACAGACTTGGCCATTTCTTTAGGGAAAAATGCTGATCTTACCGCCATTATATTTGCCTATGTTACTGGCTACGGTAAAGATCTAAAAGTTTATATTCTGTCACAAATGGTTAATAAACGCTTATCTTTTACTGAAACCATCTCTGAATTGAAATATTTAGAGAATCTGCTCTTCATGCGATTTAAAAGACATGCCAAAATATATGTTGAGAAAATATCTTATCAAGAATCCCTCTCTCAACAATTAGTTGTTGAGGGGCTATTTGGTGAAGCAGTTGCGATCGGGAATATGGATAAGCGGGCTAGATTAAGTTTGGCATCACCGTATATAAGTTCAGGAAGAATTTTATTCCCTAGACATGGAGCTGAAGAATTAATCAATCAACTTGTTAATTTTGGAATCGAAAAACACGATGATTTAGCCGACGCATTAACTATCATGGTCTTAAAAATTATTGAGGGAGATCGTCCTTATTCTGGGAGTTTTCCAATAGGTTCTGAAGATAGACCAATATATCGCGATTACGGCGACGGTTTAATTGATATATCAAGGCCTTTTACGGCTGGATTAATGGATAAACAATTTTAACGGTTCAGTTTATAATCAAGATAGGCCACGTCGTCGTATCCTCCAGCACCAGTTCTATAGTTTTCTTTCTCTGATCTTATATTTACGACAACAGTTAGTGATTCGCCGACTTCATTTATATCTGCTTCCGTAATTGTAAATTCAACCTCATTATTGGTTGTGTATTTGTATTGACCATTTTCTCGACCAAATAGATCAGTAAAGCGCTGAGAATTGGAATGAAAACTGTAGAGAATCTGTCTACCTTTAGGATCGCTAGCTTCTACTTTCCAACGAACAGTGTCTCCTACTTTTAGAGTTATTCCGGTGATACTCGAGCCTTGGGAATACTGATTGTATTCGGAATGTTTGATTGAACCGCCTTTACTATCCGACAGAGACAATATTATCGGGTAGTAAGAATCGTATGTATATGAAGACGACGAGGGTACAGGTGTCTGGCTTATCTTATTTTCGACTTCCACTTTTTTCGTATCCTCTTGAAGCCTTATATCTTCTTCGTTTGGGCTAGGTGTAGCAAGTTGTGAAGGAATTGGTGTTAACGAAGGTTGAATAGCCTGCTCCTGGCTCTCTCCAAGAATCTGATTAGCATTTTTTGGATTAGTAGTCCTATTTTTAACGATAAAGCCACCCGTGACTAAAACAAGGGTAATTATGGCTACTGGTATAACAAGGCTTCTCATGGTGTATATGCTAACTTACACTTAGCATAAAATCAAGCCTTTTTCAAGGCTACCTGCTAAGTGTGGCTTAGTGGAGTATTCGTTTGGCGTTTTAGACAATTAGTGCATGCGAAAAAACGCCAAATTACCAAAGGTTTTGGGCAAAAAAATCCAAAAAAGAAGAAAAGAGATAGGTTTAACTCAGGAGGAATTGGGTTATAAAGTTGGAATTAGCCGTGCCTATATGGGATATATCGAGCAAGGTAGATACGCTCCTTCACTGGAGGTGCTGGAAAAAATAGCAAACGTATTAAAGGTCAAACTCAAACTCTTCTAAAATTGTCCTCATAGTATTTTGGGGCTAGACTTCAGAAACCTTTGCGGTACCTTGTACCTGATGAAAAATCAGGATCAGAAACTAAAGGCTCTTACACTTCTCCGTCGGTGCCAGTATCACTTCTATCATTACATTCTTACCCGCAAAGGAGTGTATTTTGACCGATTTTATAAAACCTCCAAACGACTCAAAAGACTAATAGACTTATGGAACCCAAGTTAATTCAACCCACCCAATATTGTTTATATGCCCGTAAATCGTCAGAAAGCGACGAACGGCAAGCGATGTCGATTGATTCTCAGATCAAGGAAATGACAGACTTAGCAAACAAAGAGAAATTAATAATAAAAGAGGTCAGACAAGAGAGTCATTCGGCCAAAAATTCCGGCCAAAGGCCCGTATTTATGAGACTTCTTAATGACATTCGGGCAGGAGCGTTTGATGGAATACTAACCTGGGCACCCGATCGGTTAAGTCGAAACGCCGGAGATCTTGGAATGCTAGTCGATTTAATGGACCAAGGAAAACTTATTCATATTAAAACTTTTTCGCAAGCATTTTCCAATAACCCGAATGAGAAATTTCTCCTGATGATTCTTTGCTCACAGGCGAAACTTGAGAATGACCAAAAAGGTATTAACGTTAAAAGGGGTATCCGGGCAAAATGTGAGAAAGGCTGGCGTCCGGGACCCGCTCCGATTGGTTATTACAACCGCTCCTTCAATGGAACTAAAGATATTGTTGTCGATCCTGACAGGGGCAAGTTCGTTACTGAAATGTACGAAAGGACTATTAATGGCGAGAGTGGTAGATCAATTAAGAAATGGGCAGACAAAGTTGGATTTACTAATAGATCTGGAAAACCAATCTGTTTGAGCCAAATCTTTAAGATGTTAAGCGATTCCTTTTATTATTGTGAGTTTGAATATCCGGTTAAAAGTGGGATTTGGTATAAAGGATCACATCCTCCGCTAATCACGAAGGAGATATTTCTCAAAGTTCAGCAACTAAAATCTATTCCACCTAAAGCTAAATGGGGAAGTCGAAATATTCTCTTTAGAGGAATCTTTAAATGTGCCGGATGCAATGGTACTGTTACCGGTGAAGAAAAATTTAGGAAAAGAAAAGCTGGAGAGCCAAGACATCATGTTTACTATCATTGTGGCCGAGTTAAAGATCCAAGCTGCAGAGAACCATTTCTATCAGAAGAAGAACTAGTGAAATCTCTTTTACGATATCTCAACTTTATGGCCATGGCCCATCCACAAACACTTAAATTTACTCCAAAGTTGAAACAAAGCATGGATTCGTACAACAGTATACGAGAGGAAACTCTGATCCGGCAGGACATTAACCCTAAAAGTAATGAATTAACATTCCTAGAATATGCGCAGTATATCCTTAGAAGCGGTATAAACGAAGAAAAAATTGAACTAACGAAGGTCTTTGGAAAACAACTTTATATCCACAACAAGGAAATCTCCGGATCGCCGATCAGATAA